TTCTTCTGGCCGGTGAAGGCGTCGGCGAAGTGGCGTTGCAGCTCGCCGAGCGCCGCCTCGCTCAGCTTGCCCTCGGCTTCGAGAACGCCGGACGGATGCGCGCCGTTGTCGTAGGTCGCCGCCGCGAAGTCCTGCACCGCGAGGCCGGCGCGCACCGTCGCCGCCGCGCGTTGCAGCCGCGAGCGGCCGACAAGGCCGTCATCGGTCCTGTCGCGCAGGTGCAGAACCTCGTCCTGCAGGAGCCGCCGGCTGCGCCCGGCGCCGCCGCCGAGCGAGGTCATCTCCGTCACGTCATAGGCGAGGCGCCCGTTGGCGAGGAGCTGCACCGAAACCCACTCCCAGGGGATCGGCGCCAGCGCCGTCACGGCCCCGGCCCGACCGGTGACGATCTCGGCGAGGCCGTTGCCCCGCAGAAGCGTCGAGGCGACCAGCCACTCGACGAAATCCGGCCAGGTCTGATGCTGGTTCGGCCCCCGCCGGATGAGGCGCATCGCCGCGTGGCCATCGGCCACCGCCCGGCCCTCGCCGTCGCGCCGGTAGACCCACGCCGGAAGGCTCGCGATCGCCGTCGAGATCGCCGAGACGCAGGCGAGCACCGTCGACAGATTTTCCGCCATCCGGGCATTGACGCCGACGCCGGTCGGCGCCAGCGCCGCGAGCGCCTGCCAGGACACATCTTCGGCCCGGCGCTCCCGTCGCCGGCGGCGCATCCTGTCGAGCAACGTCATCGCACCGTCTCCATGAACCGCCGGATGGCCGCGAGGCGCGGCGGAATGCGCATCCGGGCGTTGATCGAGGTGCCGGAATAGGCCGGCCAGGCCGAAACCACGGAAATCTCGACCAGCTCGACCGCGCGCAGCTCGCGCGTCTTGCCGGCCCAGCGCTCGCCGCCCTTGGGCACGGTGAAACCGAACGACATGCCGCCGAGATCGCCGCGCTCGGCGAGCGCGAGAACGTCGCGGCCGGTCTGGGTGTCGGGCACCGCGATCGAGAAGGCGAGGCCCTTGGCGTCCTCGCCGAGCGTGAGCGTTCCCGATCGGGTGCGCGCCAGCACCCGCCCCGGATCGTGATCGACGAGGGCGAGGATGTCCCCGCGCCTCGCCAGCGACGCGGCGAAGGCGCCGGCGGCGATCGTCTCGGTGAAGTCTCCGATCGTCGCCGGCGTGTCGAACGTCGCCGCGTAGCCTTCGAGCCGCCGACCATCGGCGGCCCGAAGCTCAACGGCGGTCGCCCGCCGCTCGATCGCCGGTCCGGTCATGGCGTGGTGAGATCCGTGATTGCGGCGAAGCTCTCCGGGTGCCGCACGTCGACGTCCATCGTGACCATGCCGCGAACCTGGACGTTGCCCTTGGAATAGGCCGTGCTTTCATAAGGGTTCACCAGCACGTCCAGTTCTGACCAATAGCCGAGCAACAGGTCGGCGAAGTTGCCGAAGATCAGCGCCGACAGATCGGTGCCGGTGCCCTTCGCCAGGTTGCTCGGCACCAGGTTGGTCGACGCGGCCGGGAAGCCCGCGAGCTGGTTCGGCCGCTCCATGATCATCACGCTATCGGTCGAAGTCACCTTGGCGGTCTTGCGCGCCGACTTCACCACCTTGGGATTGGTGAGGAACGCCGTCCCCATCGCGTTGTCGATCTCGACTTCGGCGATGAGGTCGACAACCGCGTCCCAGGTGATCGGCCCGCCATTGGTGCCGATCGCCACGCTGCCGATGCCGGTGGTCTGCAAGATGCCGTCCGGCTCGTTCGTGCCGCCGCCATTGATCGCAACCGTGTCGACCGCTTCGGCGAGGATCGCCGCGAAGTCGCGCCTCAGCAGTTGTTCGATATCGGGCGACGACTGCATCAGCATGTTCCGCGAGAACTCGACGATCGCGCCGGCGTGCTTGGGCGCGAGCGTCACCTTGTCGAACTCGGCATCGCTGGCGTTGATCGCCGCGTTTTCGGCGACCCATCCCGATGTCGCGCTCGCCTTGAGCCGGGGGATATCGACGTTGCCCGTGAGCCCGGAGAGCACCGTCGCGCCGAGCCCGCGCACCCTCAGCGCCGCCCGGAGGATGTCGATGAACTGGCCGCCCAAATGGTCGGTGGCGATGATGTTCGATCCCGGCCCGCCGGCCGGCGCCGCCGTGGTGACGACGCGTTGCTCGACCCGCTCGCGGAACACCGCGATCGGCACCGCCACGCCCTCGAACGGCCGGCCCGATCGGCGCGCGATCTCGGCCGCCAGCTCGCGCTCGCGCCCGCAGTCCTCGGTGTGGCCGGGAACCTGCGACAGGATCGCCCGCCGCAGCGAGAACTCGGCAATCGCGCCGTCGAGCCGGTCGTCGCCGGTGCCGTTCACCGGCTCGCCGCTCATCCGCCGCTCGGCCTCGTCGAGCGCGCGCCGGCGCTCGATCCGCGCCTCCAGCGCCTCGATCTCGGCCTTGAGCTCGTCGAACCGCCTGGCCTGGTCGTCGGAGAGGTCGCCGCCGTCGCCGGCCGGCTTGTCGGAAAGGTCGCGCATCTCGGCCACCAGCCGGCCGCGCTTTTCGAGGAGGTCCTTGAGTTTCATCGGTTATTCCTTCGCTGGGAAGGGCGCGCCGTCGCGGCGGGCCGGTTAGTTGGGGCGGTCTCCGTCATCGGGACCGGGCGCCTCTCGGCGTTCGTTCTCGCGCCGCCCCGTCGCGCGAGAAATGGGCGGGTTGGCCGGCGCCGTTTGGCCCCGGCGCCGGCCGGGCTCCCGCCGCCGCAACCATGAAAAGGCGGCGGGAGATCAGTCATCGGATTGGCCCTTGATAAGCCGGTTTTCGCGGTGCGCGGCGATGTCGTCGAGCGCGCGCCGGATCGCCAGCGACACGTTCACGCGCGTGGTCGCAACGGCGTTTTCTCGCGCATCGGCGAAGGCGTCGATCAGCCGCTCGGCCTCGTCGGCATGGGAGGGCGAGCCGATCGGCGGGAGCTGGGAGAGAAAATGCGCCACCTGCGGCGCCGCGTTCCGCCGCCAGCCGTCTATGCGGCCGAAAACGGTCATGGTGGGTGGCAAGCGTTTTTCGGCCTCGTAGTCCCTATGCAGCGGCGGCGATGATCTCGTGTCGACGAACACATACTCGCGATCGACAATCTCGATCAGGGCATCGCCCTGGCAGGCTCTCCCAGCCCTATGGTGCGGGTGCTGGCGCAGGGCGCGGTGCAGCCAGTAGTCGTTGAAGTCGCCTGTCTTTGGGAGCCGGTCCCCGATCCAGTTCCGCGCCCTCGGCGGAAAGCTGCTCAAAAGATTATTGAGCCCCGATGCGGCCTCGCCATCGGCCTGGTTGAACTCATCGAGAATGCCCCGCGCCAGATAGGCGGCAAGCAACAGGGGAACGCCGGCAGCGCCAAATGCGCCGATCACGGCGCAGCGCTTGAGCGCGCGCACATCATGCTCATTGGGCATCAGCCCTTCGCCGACGAGATAGTCGTAATTTCTTGGCGTCATCCGTCCGGCCAGTGCGAGCTCCGCTCGGCCGAACACGTCGCCAGGATCATTGCGCGGCCGAGCCATGCCGCACCATTACCCCAGTTTCTGAGAAATTTCAAGCCCGGCCCGCCGGCCGGCTCCGGGCCCGGGCCGGCGCCGATCCCGCGACCGGCGCCGGCGCGTGCCTCAGTGCGGTTCGGGCGTTCCGGCGTCCAATTCGAGCTCGCGCACGGCACAAGCGCAAGCGAGCCGCGCCTCGCCTGACTCCAGGAAGTCGAGCATGATCTTGAAGTGCTCCCGGGTCTCGGTCATGGAGCCCAAAAGATCGGCCGCTTTGTCGTCGCCGAGTCCCCTCACGGCTTCAACCATTTCGGCCTTCGACTTGAAGGCGAACTGCCAGGCCAGGCGAAGGTTCACGAGATCAGGGTTCGCCATGGCGAACCATTCGTTGTTGGTCGGCGGTTGCCATTCCCCGCTTCGATGAGCGTTGGCTTCGAACTCGATTTCGGCCATTTCCTCTGCGGTGACAACGTGATCGTTGGCGTAGCGCGGAGTCGTGCTATCAGAATTTTCGGTCATCGTGACCTCCTTGAGCCGGCAGCCGGCCAAGAACCGGGTGATCGACCGGATCGACGGTATAGACGCGGCCCGTCGCGCGAAGGTGATCCATGATTACCGGCCGCACGGCCTCCTGGTCGGTCCAACGCGCCCAAAACGCGATAATGGCCTTATGGGCATCCATCGGGAGCCGGCGCTTTTCCATTTCCGAAACCCAGCCGCGAACGGCGCCGTCATCGTCGATGATGGCGAGTTCCTTGTGGCCGCATCGTTCAAGCTCTTGGATAAACGCCTCTATCTCGGCGGCGGTTGGCAGATCGGCAGACGTGGTATGAGTCTGGTTGGTCATCGCGCGCTCCTTTCAAGCGTTGCGGTGGCAAGTGCCGACCGGGCGGTTGCTACTACGCCCGGTCGGCGCGCCGGCCATCATGAGTCCCGCCGGGTCGCGGCGCAAGCGCCTTATGCGCTGAGCACCAGGCGCCGGTTGAAATCGTACCTCGGCGGCGCCGGCGTGCGCGCGGCGAGCCCGATCGCCATGACCAGCGCCACGATGCCGTCGATCCGGTCGATCGCCCGGTTCTTTGCCGGCTTGCGGCTCCCGGCCGGATCGGTTTCGTAGACGAGGTTGGAGGCCTGCCAGCGCAGCACCGGATTGCCGCCGTGGTTGAGCCGGCGGTCGAGCATCGCCGCCTCGAAAGCGGAGGTCGACGGCCCCATGTCGCGGAAACCCTGCCCGTGCTCTCTGAGCGGCAGCTCGATCCCTTCGTCGGCCATGATCCGCGTGAGCTCGGCCATGCCCCAGCGGTCGAAGGCGATCCCCTTGAGGTCGTATGTCGCGGCGAGCTCGGCGAGGTGCATCGCGATGAAGCGTTTGTTGATCGCCGCGCCCGGCGTGAGCGTGACGTGGCCGGCTTCGGCCCAGGTGCGATAAGGCACGCGGTC